GGTGATTGGAAAACATTCAAGGACGGCCCGCATTATCAACTGCCGTGGAAGACTTATCCTGTAACAACGAAAGGGAAAAAGTGATGTTTACCACAATCGACAAGGCGCTTGTCGCTCTGATCATGGGCGTGCTGTTTATCGTACAGACGCAAGACCTTACGCTCCAGGCATTTGACCGGCCATGCCGTCGATCTGGCTTGTACGCTTGCCGGAAAGGTGCGCTGGGATTGGCCGCTTTACCATAAGCTGGCGGCACGCATGAAGGCAGCGGCGGCAAAGGAAAAGATTCCAATCGAGTGGGGCGGTGATTGGAAATGGAAAGACGGCCCGCATTATCAACTGCCGTGGAAGACTTATCCTGTAACAACGAAAGGGAAAAAGTGATGTTTACCACAATCGACAAGGCGCTTGTCGCGCTCATCATGGGCGTGCTGTTTATCCTACAGACCTACACGGGCTTTTCACTCGCGTGGCTGACGCCGGAAACGATCTCGACCATCGTCGGCCTGATCACGCCGGTCTTGGTGTGGGCGATTCCCAACAAGCCAGCCGCTTGAAATGACCTGGCAGGAGGGCGTTGCTGTTCTGGTGATTGTCGCGGGCCTTGGTGCCGGTGCCTTCCTGGTGGTGCAGCGCCCTTCCTTCTGGATCGAGTTTGGCGCGCGGTTGATCAAGGCAGCGTTGCCCGTCCTCTTAAAGCGAATGCCTGAAAAGCAGGAACAGGCGTGGAGGGATTGCCTTCGTCGTGGCGGCGAATGGGATCATGTTCGACGGCGTTGCAAGCGTTAAGTGCCAGTTGGGCATAGCCTGCAATGTCTCGCCAATGATCCGGTTGATTAGGATCACCCGCTAGAATGCGGGCAATCTTGCTGGCAATCATGTCAAGAGCCTCGCACTGAACATCGCTCAGTTCTGGGTAACGGTAGCCAGTACTCATCAGGCTCTTCAATGCTTGTGACATCCGCGCTGTCTCCGCAAAATCGCCGTGGGTTTTTTCGCGTTCTTCAAGGATGTCAATCATTTTCCCTCCAGCGCCGCCCGCAGACGCTCGTTCTCTTCCGCCAACGCAGCAGCCTCCGCGCAGTATTGCGTTGTGCCTTGATCACGAGCGCAGCCGCCTGCTCTGAGGCGGGAGATCTCAGCCTCCTGTAGCCGGATCGTTTCGTCGCGGGCATAGATGCCGTCGTAGGGATGGTCTGGGCTGACTTCTAGCCGCTCACGGAGACGCTCGATCTCAGCCGCCGCCTCGCGCAAGGCGATGGTCATGTTCATAGGCGCGTGCTGGTCCTCCATCTGCTGTGCGTACAACAGGAGCAGTTGGCTCAATGAGTGGCTCATGATCGAGCTACCTTGCGGGCATAGGCTTGGATGGACTTCGGGATGCGCCTCCACTTGAGGACGCCAAAACCTCCGTTATGGCAAGCCGCCGCGCGGAACTGATTGCCTCTGGCCCCTCGATAGCAGATGGCGAGATGCTTCATCCCGGCGCTGGTCTGGGTGGCGCAGGATGCTTTGCGGATATTTCTGTAGCCCAGCCCAGCGGCAGTGCGCGGCAATATTTGAAGCGGCCCCCGCTCGCCCGCACGACCGATGCGACCGCACTTTACGCCGCTCTCGACGCGAGCTACGCGGATCGCGAAGGACTGTGGCACGCCATGCTTGCGGGCCATTTGTTTGACGATGCCAGTGGCGTCTGCCGCATATGCCAGATTTGGCATGGCTGGCATAAGGATCAATCCGGCAATTGCGGCAGTCATGACAAATTTTATCACGGCAACATCACTCCCATCAGAAAGCCAAGTCCGATCATCATGGGGCCGATGATCAACCACTCGGCCAGCGAGAATCGAGGGGGAGCGACCTCGCTGGCCTGGGTAGACTTGGCATACCGCTGGTCAGCAGCGGCCACTGAACCGGACAGCACGCCCGGATCGCCATGAAGCCACTGCTCATGCGTGGCGTCGTATTCATATCTAGTTATTCTAGCCATGCCGTTCCTCCTTGAAACTATGGCAAACGTACATTAGAACCCTAAATCAATCGTTAATGCAAGCGTCCGGTCTGCTCGCTCCCGGATGCTAAGGGGCGGTGGTCGTTTCCTCCTTTCGGCTACCGCCCCGACCACCTAGCAGTGACAATAACTTTTCACTTGTATCGGCGGCACCATAACCGACAATGACATCGTGGCCTATACTTTCCAAGTAATTAATCATTTCCTCTTGATCCGGTGACAATCGCCCGCCCTTCTGGCGTTTCATCTCGACCCATATTCCCCATGCCGGGATGTAAAGATCAGGCACGCCAGGAACGACTCCTTCCAGCTTGAGATTGCGTGCCGTTGAAAGATTGCGCTTCCCTCCATTTGGAATCGCGAAGATCAATACGCGAGGCCATCGTGCCCGAAACCATTGCACGAATCCGGCCTGCTCTTGATGTTCAGAAGGGAGGGAAACCGTCAAACGCATCGCAACCCTTCTCCAATATTTCATCAGGAACAACATCGCGCCAATGAGTGCAATATCGACCATCGTAGAGGCTCATGCAATTGGCGCACTTGATCCCACTAGAAGAGTGGCTCCATGAGTTCAGCCCGCTCGGATTCTGTGAGCCGCTTTGGCTGGCTGTAGTCGAACTGGATGATATCATGGAATTTATCATTCGGCCTCACCTTTATTCTGTATGGACGCTGCCAGTGATCGCATTCAAGCAATGCCTCTTCCGTGGTCATTGCCGTGGCGCGTAGATTTTTCATCCGTTTCTGATACCGCTCCGCAGCATAGCCGCCGTGGTCCGGGCAAAGCCACTCGCTGACCTTGATCAGGCCGCAATAATAGGTGACGCGAATGCTGTCAGGCTTGCCTTCCTTGCGCCAGCGCGAATAGCCCACATCGTCAACGTCTACCCATTCGGCCTGTACCTGTGTCGAGATCATGGCCCCAGAATATGCCCTCGTGCCGTGGTTGAATTGCGGCGGCGGGAACTCATGGCCGCACTCAATGCACATTCTAACGGCGGCATGGTTCACAGTCAAACATTCCGGGCATTTTTTCACCGGCGCTTCGCCGTCTTCGGTGCGGCCCTTGATCTTCGGCTTGATCTTGTCGATGAAGCCATGCCGCATCACGTTGTCACCGTAGTCCAGCACCAGGCAATTTTCCTTCCCCGATGCAATGCGGGTGCCACGCCCGACGATCTGGATATAGAGGCCGGTGCTTTCGGTCGCCCGCACGATTGCCACAAGATCGACATGCGGGACATTGAAGCCGGTTGTCAGCACGTTGACATTGATCAAGCACTTGCTTTCGCCACGCCGGAATCGCTCGATCTTGTCGGAACGGTCCGTCATGCTGTCGGCTCCCGTGACAACATCCGCCTCGATGCCGTGCGTATTGAACTCGGCACGGAGCAATTCGGCATGATTGACGCCGCAAGCGAACACCAACCAAGCCTTACGCTCGGCACCATAGCGCACGATTTCCGCAACTGTCTCTGTGACCAACTCAGGATCGGATGCTGCCTTGGCAAGCTCGCTCTCGATATATTCCCCGCCGCGCTTGCCGACGTTCGTGAGGTCGATGGTCTTGACGCCGCTCTTGGAAATCACCGGAGCCAGAAAACCTTGTTCCATGAGATCGGCCACCGGAATATCATAGGCGATGCCGTCAAAGATTGCATTCTCGCCTTTGTGCAGCCAGCCGCTATCAAGGCGATATGGCGTTGCGGTCAAGCCCACGATCTTCACGCCCTTGTTGCAAGTGCGGAGGTCCGAAAGGAACCTATTATACCGCGTGCCGTCCGCCTTCGGAATAAGATGCGCCTCATCCACGATCACAAGATCAGGTGCGGGAACCATCTGATAGGCCCGTTTGTGAATTGACTGAATGCCCGCAAATGTAATCGGCCTGTCCAAGACCTTTTTCTTGAGGCTTGCGCTGTAGAAACCGACATCCTGTTTCAACTCCGGGCATAGGGCAAGCAATTCATCCGCGTTCTGCTGGATCAATTCCTTCACATGCGTCAGCATCAAGACGCGCGTGCCGGGATAGGCCATGGCGTCCTTGACCAAGTGCGCGATCAAGAGGCTCTTGCCCGATCCGGTCGGCGCGACGATCAATGGATGATCGCCCTTCCTGTCGGCCCAGTATCTATAGAGGCCATCGATGGCGGCGGTTTGATAGGGGCGGAGGTCTAGCATTTGGAAAATTCCCTCGCCTTATTCCTCATGATCTCCCCATCCTCGTTAATGTAATCAATCCAATCCTCGCCGCTGTCATGCACTGGAAGCTTTACCAGTTCCGGATTGTAAATGTGATCTCTGCAGCCTGATCGCTGGTCGATCTCATCAAGTGATTTCTTGTGCCTCGCGCATGTCCAGCCTCTCGCCTCTTCCGCCGTCGAGAAGGCGCATGTGCGGCAATTCAATTCGGCCATGCCATCGCCGTGGCAGATCGAATGATACGGGCAGAACTTGCATTCGAACCACGCCGGATCGTTGCTGATCTTGATCGGCGGATGCTCTGCGAAGATGATCTTGTGTGCGACATTCAATAGCTCCTTCGCAAAGGCATGATCCACCCGCAATCTCTCGGCATAGATTTCATCGGTGTTCTTGTTGACCACAATAAACAGGCACCGATCCAATCCGCTCAAGTGCATTCCGATCTGGCACTGGGCATAATAGATCGGCTTCGCCGTTGCCACGCCGAGATTTTGCAGCGTCTTGAAATGTTTCTCGCTCATCGTCTTGACTTCAAGCGTATGAGGCTTGGAGCTTTCCGGCAATCCTTCGACCACGCCATCCAGACTCAAGGCAAAATGCCCGCCGAATGCCGTGTAAGAGAATTGCTTCCCGGTTCCTGGGTCTCGATCCCAAACCGTGCAGCCCGCCGCACGAAGATTCTGGATGACGCGCAATTCTTCCCGCTCGCCCGTCTCAAATAGACGCAGGATGCGGCCTTCGTGCTGTTCCGCAAAAGCCCACCGGAATTGATACCAGAGTGCGCGGGTGCAGTTGTTCCCAATCTGGGAACCTCCCAAATGCGGGCGATGAGCATTGCGGCGGTTTTCTTCGTATCGCTGATATATCGCCTTCACGATTGGCAAACGCATATCAAGTTTCATCATTCCTCCTTCTTTGCCTGCTCTATCAGAAACATGTTGAGTTGCCCGCGTTCTTCTGCCGTCGAAAAATCCACCTGATCAAGCGGCTTTAAACTGCGGTGCATGAATTGCTGCGCGCGCATTCCCGATTGATTGCGGATCGCGCTGTCAACCTCGACAGCATCGGCAAATTCCTCCGGTGTTAATGCTCGCCACTGGGCATCACTGTGAAATGGGCAACCTATGCAAGATGACTTTGGCGGTTTCGGGTATTGTCGCTCTTTCATCCATTGCAAACAGGCTTGCCGGGTCATGTTGTGTTCGATCAGCGGAAACGTATTTTTGATGTACTGAACGCGGGACGGCTTCATGCGCCAAGCCTCATCCATGCTGATTCCAATCAGCATCTCGCAGCCGCCTTTGGGGCGCTTGCCGCCGAGAAGTTCAACCACCTTTCTCTGCAACGGGCGGAGCTTGTACTCCGCTGTGCATTGGCGACGGCCCATGCCTTTCTTGCCGTCCTTCGACAGCGTGAACCATGGGACCGCAGCAAAACGCCCGCCGGTCGTGTTGCTGCGGTCCATCGTATCCTGCCTGAGATTACCTGCCGACACCCGATGCACAGGGTACGGCAGTTGCGTTTCGAGCCAGTCCAGCCACTCATAAACAACCTTCGGCTCCCATCCTGTGTCCGAAAAAATGGCGCAATCGACAGAGGGCAATTCTTGTTGAGCGATCATCAAAGCAAGCGTCGAAGACTGAACGCCAGCCCCAAGAGATAGAACCCTAATCATTCATCATTCCTCCTTCTTTGCCTGCTCTATCAATTGCTTGTCATAGTGCATCTGCATCATGATCCGTCTGTCGATCCAGCCCTGATCCAAAAGCCCCCGCGCG